GTTATTGATGAAAAGTTAAAGGTAATTAACTTAGCATACTCTAATGGTGTGGTGGTTAGATATGCTAGAGATGGAAGAAAGCTAGACGATGGTAGAACCATATCCCCTGAAATACCATTTGAAAATCCAATTAATAAAATAAAAGATTTTATTGGTAATAATGCCGATGATCCAAATCTACATGTAGAAGTATCTCTATTAGATACATATGAAACTAAAGACGGTAAATACTTATTCTATTATACTGATGGATCATTTGTATCTGTTAAAGATAGAGCTATTATAGTTGATACTAGAAATCCTAAAAGAAAATATCAAAGTGTTAAGACTGCATTAGTATATAACTATTCAGAATTGCTAGATGTGACTACTGATAGATTCTACACTAAACCAGAGTTAACTGATTCCCAAAAGTTAGCCGAATATAATAGAAAGTATTCTAATCTACCACAAGATTTACTAATGGGATATGCATCTAATAACTCTAAAAGAATTAGTAGACTTGCTGATTATTACAATAATAATCTATTTAGATTTTATGATCCATCTAACTATGTAAATGATTATGAATCATATAAAGATTCATTTAAAAAACGACAAAGATAATAAATTTGGAGATGGGCTATCATGTCCATCTCCTATATATTTTTTCAACATTAGGATAATTGAATATTACTAATCATGGAGGTACTAATATGGCTTTCGATAATGTTGTAGATCCTACTAGTTGTAACCCTTACACTACTGCAAGTGGTGATCGTAAACGTGCTTGCCCTAAAGCTAATCTTGTTGATATACAAGCTAAAATTCTTAGATCTTTAATGCTATCTTTCACTTTCTCTAATCCTCAAGATAATTATAAAGTTCTTCTTTATGAAGGCTCTGATGAAATCTGGGAAATTGACTATGTAAAAGATGGCGAATTACAACGTGCTGCTGGTAAAGTTGCTGGCTTTGAATGTTGGTCAAATAAACATGTAGCTTTGTCTACATATAGAGCTAATGGAATCAAAGAACGTGATGAAAAAATTGTAGTTCGTTTTGATTGCTCTATGGATTATAAAAATAAAGTTGTTGCTATTGATGTTAGAAATATTAGACGTCTTAAATTGGCCGGTTCTATTTCTGACTCTGAACTTACTCAAGATTCTGAAAATAAATTCTATAAGACTTCTAAGAATGCTTATAACTTCTTACGAAACTTATATCCAAAAACTTATATGGATATTACAGAATTAGATAAAGAATTGAATACTGATTTAATGGAATATGCAGATCACATGTTTGATGGTGGTACTTCTTTATTAAGATTATCTCCAATTAATTTAGTAAATACTGTATCTGCAGATTATATGTTTAAGGATAATGAAAACTTACAATCTGTAGTTTTATCTAGTAGTGATAAATTAGCATCTGCAGTTGGCATGTTTGAAAATTGCCGTAAATTAAACAATGTAGAATTGAATACTAAATCTGTACAAAGTGGCGAAAATATGTTTAAAAATTGTAGCAGTCTAGTTGCATTGAAATTAAATGTAAACTCTTTGACTAATACAAAAAATATGTTTTTAGGATGCAGATCTTTAACTAAGTTGCAAGTTACTGGTGAACTTAAAACTGGTTTAGATCTAACTAAATGCCCATTAGATGAAAACTCTGTTGCATCTGTATTGAATGCATTAAGTAATAATGGTCCAGATGAAAGTCAATTAATTTCCTTTGAACCAAGAGATGTAAATGCTACTTTACTTCCAATTGCGCAAGCTGCAGAAGCCGCTGGTTGGACAATTAGAGGATTAAACTTCGTCGGAGATAAGCTCGAAGAAGAGTTATCTATCGATCTACTCGAGTCTTATAAACGTGGTAAATCTGAAGGTTAATATACCCCAGATTTACCATATACTGACTATACAGGCATTTAACCGAATATGCTTTATTAATAAACATATAAATAGTTAATAAATAATTAACTATTTTCAAGAAAGGAGAATTTCTTTAAATGGCTACTAAAATTGCTGATCAAATCAAAAATATCTTGAACCCTTTTGCTACAGAAGTTGGTAAAGATATTAAAAAATTAACCGATGCTAAGCAGGATAAACTTAAACCTGGTCTTAATATCACTATTTCTCCAGATGGTACTATCTCTTCCACTGGTGCAGGTGAAGCTCCAGATTTGAGCAACTATCCTACAACTGCACAAGTTGGTACTATTGTAGATGGTAAACTTGCTGACTATGTTAAGACTGAAGCTCTAGCTAACTACGTTCAAACTGCTACGCTTACTACTACTTTAGCAGATTATGCTAAAACAGAAGCATTAGCTAACTACGTTCAAACAACTGCATTAACTACTGCATTGGAACCTTATGCTAAAACAGCTGCTTTAGATGCATATGTTAAAACAGAAGCGTTGACTACTGCTTTGACTCCTTATGCTAAAACTGAAGCTTTAGATGCATATGTTAAAACTGATGCTTTGGATACAAAATTACAACCTTATGCTAAAACAGAAGCATTGGCTGATTTTGTTACAACTACATCTTTAACTAATGGTTTAGAACCATATGCTAAGAAAGACGAAGTTGTTAAGACTGCAGACTTGGAAGGCTTAGATACATTCAACTTAGTTGAAGTTTACAACACTGCTAAAACACAAGGCTAAGTCTTAAACTAAATATTTAATTATAGAGATGGTATTCAGTACCATCTCTATAATTTATATTTTCGGAGGTATTATGAAGCTTAATGATATTATTAAGAAACTTCTTACTACCTTTTCTAAAGAGGTAGCTAAAGATGTTTCTAAGTTGCAGAAGGATATAGTTAATCTGAAACCAAAAAGTGGTGCAACTACACCAACTAGTGGTGATTATATAGGTCAAATCTTTGCAAAAGAAGATGGCCCAACTAAGAAACTTAAATTTTGGGACGGTACTAACCGGACTGATGTTAGTAACTCCCAAAGTGCATCAGAAATAAACTCTATAGTTGATAACGCTGTAGGGAAGAAATTTAAAACTGGTACATATGATGATATACCAAAAAATGGTAAAGAAGAAAATGAAGCCAAAGGCTATACTGCTGGCTCTATTTATATAGATTATGACTCCAATGATGTTTATTGTTTAGACAGATTCTGGAAATGGAAAAATATCAAAGGCATTCAGGTTAATGATCAAATGCCACAATATTCATCGTATGCCGGAGAATTATATTATACTCCTAGAAGTAAGAAGTTATATATTTGTCTCGGCGGTGAAACTTGGGTAGTATTATATGATGGACTAGCAACACAGCCTGATACTAGTAATTTTATTACTCGTGATGAATTAAATACGACTCTTAAGAAAATAGAAGAAGAAATTTCTAAAATTAGAGGTAAATAATTATGGCAGATGACAAACAGACAACAACTGATCTAGTCAATAAAGTAGTAGAAAGCTTTGGTTTACTACATAATGACTTAGAAGAAGTTAAAAATATTCTAGTTAAAAATGGTATTCAATCTAATGGTACAACTGCACAATTGGCTGCAGAAGTTACTAAACTTCCAGAAAAGACTGAAGAAACTATTAAGAAATCTGGGGAAGTTAAAGGATTAGCTAATGGTATCTTAGATATCACTGGTGGATTTACTTATGCTCCAAACTCTACAACTGCACTAAATGAAACTAACTGCTTGGTTAATAATAAGAATAAAGAATTTACTTTACCTAAAGGGAAAGATTTAGAAATGTATTTCCCTACAGATAGCTTAGTTAATAATATTCTTACATCTGAAACATCTGCAGATAAAAGAAATCTAGTACTAAATGTATCTGATAAACAATTCTTACAAGACTCTTATGCTTACTTAACTGGGGCTAAAGATATTGGTGATATTAATTTTACTGTAAATATTAACGATGCAAGCTTGAAGAAAGTAGAGTATAATGGAAAACAATATATAAACTTCCCTAAGGAAGGGGATAATGATAGACCTGGAGTTTCTGTATTTACTGGTAAAATTGGCTTTGCCGATTATAATACTAAATTTACAGTTAATGGTGAAGTATTAGAGAATGTAAAATGTGATACATTCACTCTTACACCTAATAAATACGTAAAAGAAGTAGTATGTAATAATCTTAATATAGATTATTATGCTTTAATGAATATCTTATATAAATATAATAAGATAGTTGCAGCTTATGAAACTGGAGAAGAAACTCCAAACTTTGATCCTATCATTATTAAAGTCAATAATGAAATTACTGATGTTGAAAATATTAGTAAATCGTTAGACTATAGATATAAACGACCAGCATTCTTAGATGATGTAGATCCATTAAATAATAGCTCTTTGTTTAGTGATGAAGAACTTAAATATGCAGCTTTTGAAAAAGCAAAAAATATCATTGGTCTTAGTCATACTCCAGCTGAATTTTTATCTAGAATGTGTCATATTCTAGTAGATCCAGCTAAAATTAATTTAACTAGATCTATAAAGCCTCTTTTGATGAGACTTCCGTTATATAGTTTAGATAATACTAAAAAATATAACTATAGTAATCGAACTTGGGAAGAAGTGTCAAAAGCCACAGAAGATGCTTCTCGTTATTTTGATATTACATCTTCTGGTGAGTTCGACGCAGATAATGGACAACTCATTGGTATTGATAAATCTGTAAAAATTCGTTATGGAATAGTTAAGATAGATAGAAATCCAGAAACTAGAGATAAGGGCATTATAGTATTACGAGATTTAGACAATAATGACTATATAACTAAAAAGAATTCCTATTTTACAGAAACTCCAGATAATCGCTATATTATTAAAAATAAAGCATTAGTTGAAACTCCATTTGGTTCTAATAATAATTATTTCCTCAATAGTATTAAATTTGAATTTGAAAGTACACAAAATGTTGGTAGTTCTTATCCTTTCCACGATCTAGATTTTAGTAGTGATGTATTAGAAGTAAAATTTGGTAATGATATTAATACTGATTCTGAATATGTTAACTTACTCGGGTATGTACGTACTATGCCTGGTCCTGTAAATACAAAGTTCAAATCCTATGATAATAAAGATATTACTAAATTAGATATGACTTCTTATGATGAAGGATGCCCGTTATTCTTTAATAAATATATTACTGAAGTTAAGGTT